AGTAAGTAGCCTCTACCCCCCTTAGTGGGGTCCATGAGCCTAGTTCCTAGCTGTGACATACCTACTTGTAACTTGTATAGCAATTTTATTACTAGTCGCACTATTAAATTATTGATTTATCTAGTTATTTTATCCTAAGGACAAGGGCATTTACCATTCCCATATAAACTACCATATCAGTTCCTTTAACCACTGCTCTCTGTATGGTTATACCGCTCCGCAGCCGCTAAGGGCTGACACACTCAACGATTGACTAGGTAAACTGCTTGTTAATCCATGATAATTGCTAAGCATCACATACGAGCTAAAGCTCGTTGTGCCTGCTAACCAATTCTAATGGAACACAATCACTTGACCTAGAACCACAATCGAGTGTGTGACTATCACATATATTACAATTACTTAGGAGTATTACGATGAAACAACTCAAAATTCAACTAACTGATACAGATTGGAACGACATTGAAATTGCAATCAAAAAAGTTCTAATCAAGCATCTTGGCAATCCAACAGATGATAAACATCCAATCTTCGGATTGGAAGAAAATCAATTCTGTTTCACTGCAGAAGCAGGTTGCATTGATACATTTAATTACCTACTAAAAATTTCTAAATAAGGAGAAACTTATGGAACAACTAATCGTTCTTATCAAATATACTAATCAAGACAATCTGTTCTATCTTGATCCTATCTTCAAAACTGTTGAGGAGTTCACTGATGATCTCTTCAACGATGGTTGGAGATTCTTCTCTTATCAAAAGTATTCTACTATTGATTACCCTGAGTTCCTTGCTTCACAGCAAGAAGAACTTGACAAAGAGTTCAATGAAGAGCCTGTCGAGCAAGTCGACCGTAAGCAGTATTATGACATCAAGCGTAGACTCAGTGCTATCGAGACTAAACTACGATCTAAACATCTTCGTAGTTTGCTTGGTGTTTTCAAGATTCCTTCCATTTGGCACAAGCCTAAAGATGTAACGCTTGATCATAGTCTAATGGGTTGGGATAATGACAGGGATCTATCAGAATCAGAAAGTGATTCAATGTGGTTAGAACCTGTTGAGATTTACTAAGATGTATAATGAGAAAGCAAAGCTCCTGCCCGTTGGTTGAGAGCTTTGTTTCTCGGAAAAATAAATTTTTTTTAACTTAGGAGAATATATTATGGCAACAACTAATACACAAACTTACAATAACAATTTCGATATTGCTAAATTTTTCGAGGTTGTTAAAGATGCACCAGCTGGTACTCGTTTGTATCTTGCTCAGGTCTTACTTGACAATGCTTCACAGATGATGAGTCGTCAACAACGTGAACTACGAGCTCAAGTGGAAGATCTAGTAGATGAATTACAAACAGTTAGAGATGCACGTAAGAAATACTACGATCAACTCGAGCGTTCAACAAACGTTAAAGGTTAATCAAAATTGGGTGGCAGTAGAAATACTGCTACCCTTTTTTTGTTCATTTAACTTTTTGGAGATTGTTATGAATTTTATATCTGCGTGTAACTATGATACACTGCTTGAGATTTACTGTGTAGTGTGGTATAGTAAGTTCAAGAGGTTTCCTGCTAGATCTAAAAAACAACTTGACCGTGCTACTCTAGAACGACGAATAGATTTACTCCGTCGCCACAGATGACACCATCATTGTTGTGCACAGAATAGCCCATTTTATTTTAGGAGAAATCAATTATGTTACGAACAAAAGATAAATACTTTGAAATCTTAGTGCGTGAAGAGAATATGATTAAGTACCATATTCGTGCTAATGATCAACAACAAGCTGAACGTATCTTACAAGATCACTCTAGTTATTATGGTGATCAGCATAGTAAAATTGTAGCAACAGATAAACATATTATAGATATTGGAGAATGCAATGTTCCTTTTTGAAATCATAGTTTGGACACTAGTAGGATTAGTCTATTTAGGTGGAGTCTTTTGGGCTTTTAGAGATTGGATTGACATGGATAATTTATTATTTCATGAAGAAGAACCATGGAATAATAATGAAGACGAGCATCTTGGAGTATGATGCGAGTCTGCCCTTTACAGGGCGCAGGGCATCCTCTTCGGAGTGATGTATTTTTGTAATCAATAGGAGAAGTCAACATGAAACCTATAGCAATGCATGATCTTGCTACTCAAATAAGCAAGCACGATGTGCTTAATTATTTTAGAGAGCAAGGTTATGAGGTAATAAACAGGATAGGCTTTTACGAAAAGTGGGAATACAATAGCACTTTAGGTAGAAGCGAAACCCAAATAGTTTATACTTTAGAACATGCTGTTGGATTCTACGACCAAGAAGATAATAGATTTAGACGAGCCTTCTGTATATCTGATCAAGGTAGATACAAACCAGATGCATGGAACTTTCATATCTATGATATCTTTACTAATAACTGCGTTGAACTCGGTATCATTACAGTAAGAGGACACAATGGCAGAAATTATGGTATAGATTCCTGTATAGCAGACGGTATATACTATGGTATTAAAGGTCTTGATTGTTTCTACAAAGATGGTAGAATCAAGCGTGGCTTTGGTGGACATCTTAATCGTAGACTATCAGGCTTTAGTAGTAACTCTAGAACTACTGCAATTATGCTAAGTATTGCAGTAAATAGTCTTGACATGACAGATGATAGAGACAATCCTACTCAAGCTATCTGTAACAAATTTGGTATACAAGATAGAGGATTATTTGGTCACTGTCATTTTAACAAACATATAGTTACACTAAAACCAAAACTTAGAAAAGTTTGTTTATCAGGTAGAGTAGTTCATATACTTAAATCAGAAGATCCAGAAGATCACGGTTATGAAATGGATACTGCTAGAGATTCGTATAGTTCTTCTACTTATTATTATAAACTACCTAACGAAATCTATGTTGATGAAGAGTATATAGATAGAAATAGTGTAGTTATGAAAGAGTGTGACCATTGTAATCGTGAACATATTGAAGAGTATATGATTGTTCATAAAGGTGAAACTTTATGTCTTAATTGTGCACCTTACAATTATGCAATACAAAGTTACAGTTGTCAAGTAGAAGACTTACTGCAATTTAAAGCGACAAAAGTAAAAGCAAATCCTCTTTACTTTGGTATAGAACTTGAGTATGAGTCCGCTCATAAGATGCGTAAGACTAGAATCTACACAGGAAATAAGCTTAAAGATCATGCACTTATGAAGCATGATGGTTCGCTTAGAGATGGTGTAGAAGTAGTTAGTTGTCCCGCTGAGTTTGATATTCACAAACCTTTATACAAATCATTCCTTGATGATTTGCCCGACAACATTACAGTATCAAATAGAACAGGCATGCATGTCCATGTATCTCGTAATGCTTTGTCACCACTTCAAGAAGGTCGTATCATTGACTTTATGAATCGCAGTGACAATCAAAACTTTATACGTAAGATAGCTATGCGTGAGTCTAATAACTATCAAAGACCTTGTGATCATAGTTTACGAACAGCACTACGAGTTCGTAAGAAGATTAAAAATGGTGATGGTTTACATGCTTATCCAAAGTATTCTAATCTTAATTTAAGTAAAAGATATACCATTGAGTTCCGTGTATTCAGTACACCCAGAACTTATAAAGAGTTTATGATTAAGATGGAATTTGTAAAGGCACTGGTTGACTATTGTCAACTAGCATGGTACAATGTAGGTCTTAAGAGCCAGTCCTACTATGAAAATTTTACTAACTGGCTCAGTGAACAACGCAAATCATACAGTGATTTGTATAATTTTTGTAAGGAGAAGTCATTATGTGCATAGCAATTTATAAACCAAAAGATAAACATATTAAGAAAGAAACTCTTAATCTATGTTATCAAAACAATCCTGATGGTGCAGGCTTTATGTTTGCAGAAGATAAAGAACTTAAAATACAAAAAGGTTTCTTTAACTTTGAAAAGTTTTACAAAGCTTACAAGAAACATGAAGCTAAGAAATGTGTCATCCACTTCCGTATTAAAACACACGGCAAAGTAGATGAAACAAACTGTCATCCATTTTATATTAACAATTCAATGGGCTTTGTACATAATGGTACAATCACAGGCTTTGGTAATGATACATTCAGTGATACTATACAGTTCAATGAAGGTATCTTACAAAAACTTGTAGGTAAATGGGGTAATCTTGCATTATTTCAAGACCCTATTGTAGATCTTATTGAGAATCGTATTGGTTGGAGCAAACTTATTATGCTTGATCGACATGGTAATCATAAGATCTTTAATGAAGAGAAAGGTGAGTGGGATAATGGTGTATGGTATTCTAACAAATCATACCAACCTGCACCTAAGTATCCTGTTCAAACAGCATGGACTAAGTATGACTGGGGTAGATATAGTAAACAGCTTACGCACTCGGTCTCTCCCGAGCCGATTGCTCAGTCTGTTTTTAAAGTAGGTGACTCATGTATAGTAACAGATACTATTAAAGATCAAACAACAGGAGCTCAACTTGATGTTGGTGAGTGGGTTGAGATTGTTGCATGTAACAAAAATGGTACTGTAGATATTGCATGTGATGAAGGTGATACAACAAGACCATTTATATTCTATAACATATCTACAAAGAGGTTAATGAAAGATGAATATGCAGAGTATTGGGATTAATAAGATGACATTTATACAAAAGTATGGTATAATATTAATACTAAGTGTTATATGTTTCAATGTAGTTGCAGAAACTATAACGATTTATAATCCAGACGGTACTATTACTGTGTGTGAAGTTAATAAACAAACAGGAACTATGTACTGTATCTAACTAGGAATAATATTATGCGGTGCTATGCATGTAATAAAAATCTAAATGACTTTGAATCTACCCGTAAGGATAGTGAAGGTAACTATTTAGATCTATGTAATCATTGTTATCACGAGATTCAAGCAGATATTAATGCTGAAGAAAGACAAGATCTTTCTGAAGGTGATGATGAAATGTTTGATGATGATGAATGGATAGAACTAGATTTTGATTTAGATGAGGAGTAGAGCATAAGCCCAGCACAGGCTGGGCTAGTGCGTATACGACGCAATTACTTATTGCAAATGTACATTGTTACTTCAAAGCCGAAGCGCATTTCAGTTGCTGTAGGTTTTGTCCACATATTGTGTTCTCCTTTCGAGTAAAGTAATATACTTTTACTAGTATATAATGTATATTATACACTATATGTGTAGAATTTGCATCGGTTATTGTATGATTTACAACTAAGGATTATTATGAGAAAGAAAGTAAAAAAGTTATTAGATAAACAATTTAAATATGTATCTCAATTGTATAGAATATCTTTTAAAGATTCATTACAAGGTAATAGATACAGATATTTACTTGAACAATTAAGTTATCGTATGGCTGATACTATAGAAGAGATTGATGAGCAAATTTCTTAGACATTTACCATGCCCTAAGTGTCGTAGTAAAGATAATTTAGGAGAGTATGATGACCATTTTTATTGTTTTGGATGCCAGTATTACAAAACAAAACAAGACCTGGAGTCGTTGCGCAGTAGACTAAAAGAGAAACGACCCAGTAATGTAGTAACCACCAGTGTGTTACATACAACGGAAGAGTTACCTCAAGTAGCAATGAAGTGGTTACTATCCTATGGTATTACACTTAACGAAATAGTAAAGTATAACTTCCAATGGTGTACTGACAATGGTACTTTAATCTTACTTAACACAGGATCTTACTGGCAGGGTAGATCATTTAAATCTTATGGTCCTAAATATTTAAGTCATGGTCCTAAACCCTTGACAGTTTACGGAAAATCTGCTACAATAATTCTAACAGAAGATATTTTATCAGCGATAAAAGTATCTAGGAATCAGCTAGTCTGCTCCGCTCCCTTGTTGGGGAGCAGCCTCGCTTCTAATTTTGAAGAAGAGTTAGTAAACAATTACCAGACGGTGTACGTCTGGTTAGATAGGGACAAAGCAAAGAATGCAATAAAGATAAAGAACAGATTAAAAAGTTTAGGATTAGAAAGTAAAGCAATCATTACTAACTTAGATCCTAAAGAGTATAACAATAAGGAGATTGAACAGTGGTTGAAGAACAGATAATTAAATTGTTCTGTACTGACAAGGAATACTATTCTAAGTATTACAAGTATGTTAATCTTAACTATATTAAGTCTAACTATACTAGTCATTACAAACTATTTAACAGTATAGACAGTTACTACAATGCTTATCCAGATAAAGAAAGTATTAGTACAACAGAATTAGAAATACAATACAACAGTAATTATTTATTACAAGAAGCTGAACGTAAAGAGCTAACGCTTCTTGTTACCCGAATCTTTGAAGCTGAAATCACCAACAAAGATGCAGTAATTAATCTCCTAAATGAGCATCGCAGGCGAGGACTAGCAGGTGACCTCGCCAAGCTTGCTCTCGATGTAGAAGATGGTAGTGCTGATCCACAAAGTTTAATAGAAAAGTTTAAAGACTTTGAAGTAGATGAAGTAACTGATAAGAAATTTGACTTTCAAAACATGAGTCTTAAACATATATATGATGAGCAAGATAACTATCCAGGTCTACGATGGAGACTTAACTGGCTTAACAAATCACTAGGTAGTCTACGCAAAGGAAACTTTGGTTTTCTCTTTGCTAGACCAGAGACAGGTAAGACTACGTTCTTAGCTAGTGAAATTACTCACATGATTAAACAAACAGATGGTGATATAATATGGTTCAATAACGAAGAAAGTAATAGAGTAGTTGCAGATAGAATTAACCAAGCCTTTGCAGGTGTTGAACGTAGAATACTTAAAGGGCAGCAGCAAGCTGCCTATGAAAAACAATATGAAGATATAGTAGGAGATAGAATTAAATTAGTAGGTAATGAAATTACAGAGTCTACTGATCCCAAGAAAATTGAAGAGATACTTAAAGCTACTAACCCTGCATTGATTATCTTTGACCAGATAGATAAGATTAAAGGATTCAAAGCAGATCGTAATGACTTAGAACTTAAAGCTATTTATCAATGGGCTCGTGAGATTGCAAAGAAATATGCACCAGTAATTGCAGTATCACAAGCATCAGGCGAAGCTGATGGTAAGCTATGGCTTACAATGAACATGGTAGATGGTAGTAAAACAAGTAAACAAGGTGAGGCTGACTGGATGCTAGGTATAGGTAAAGAACAAGACAACACTTCACGACTTAGATACTTCAATATATTGAAGAACAAGTTGCCAGGTGATGATGATACTTTACCTGACTTACGTCATGGCAGTACTCAAGTATTAATTAAACCAGAGATAGCAAGATATGAAGACATCTAAACCATACATAACACTTGATGTAGAAACAACTACATCTAATAAAGGTAACCCCTTTGATCAAACTAACAAGCTATGCTATGTTGGTATAGATCAAGAGGTATATAATATCGAGTATGATGTTGAGCCCTACAAGAATAATCTCCTAAGTATACAAGAGTCAATAGACTCTGCCACTGTTCTTGTGGGGTTTAATATCAAATTCGATTTACATTGGTTAGCAAGGTATGGAATTACCTTTGCTACTAAACGTATATGGGACTGTCAAGTAGTACAGTTTATACTTGACGGACAATCAAACCCATATCCTAGTCTTAATGGTGTTGCTGAACACTACGGATTAGAATCTAAACTGGACATAGTGTCAGAACAGTATTGGAAAAATGGTATTGATACACCTGATATACCAGAAGAAATACTTACTGACTATCTTAAACAAGATGTTAAACTAACTGAGCAGATATTTCTAAAGCAAATGGAAGAACTCAACAAACGTCCTGAACTTAAACGGTTAGTTAGTTTGCATAATCAAGATCTATTAGTGTTGCAAGAAATGGAATTTAATGGTATACTATATGATTATGATAAAAGTAAAATACTAGGAGACGAACTTGAAGAACAGATTGCTAAACTTGATCAAAGACTTTTTGAATACCACGGCTTTGATAGTTTTAACCCTAATAGCGTGGACCATCTTAGCGCTTTCCTTTACGGTGGGACTATTAAGTACAAGTATCAGCGTCCTGTCGGACATTACAAATCTGGGGCTAGAAAAGGTGAGATCAAACTACAATGGTTTGATGAAGAACACGAGTGTCCACGACGAGTACGACCTTTAAAAGGAACTGAGCTCGCTAAAGAAGGTCTTTACTCTACTGATGAAAAGACCTTACGCTCGCTTAAACCTAATGCAGAAGGTCAAAAGATTCTAGATATACTCTTAACAAGAGCTACGCTAGAAAAAAGAAAGTCAACTTACTACCATGGTTTATGTAAGTTGATTGATGATAACAACTGGAAAAAAGGAGAAATACATGGGCAACTAAATCAGTGTGTAGCAAGAACAGGTAGGTTATCAAGTAGTCGACCTAACCTGCAGAACTTTGATGGAGAGATTAAGTCTCTCTTTACTTCAAGATATTAAGGAGATGTATATGGAAACAGTTAAAGACGTAGATCAAAAAATCTACGCAGGATTTATTGTAATTATTTGTTTAGGTTTAGCAGCAATTTTACTAGGACCTAATAAAGAAAAACCAATAGAAGATATTATAGCAGAAGAAATTATTGTATCTAGTATAGATGAAGTAACTGCTTTAGATATATCAGAATCAGAACCTTTACCTGAGATTATTATTAATGATCCTATTCTACCTAGAGCATTGCCTCCATTAGTAGAAGGTGGTGAGGTTTATTTCGAGGAACTATAATGTTACTCCAGGCAGATGCTAAACAATTAGAGTGGGTAGGTGCAGCCTACCTAAGTCAAGACGACCTAGCTATACAAGAAATCTGGGATGGTACTGACATGCACTCTGACAACCAGACTAGGTTTGGATTACCATCTAGGCTTATAGCCAAGACATTCGTATTCAGACTTATCTATGGTGGGTCTGCCTATTCATATGCTAATGATCCTAACTTCAAAGAGATTGGAGATGAATCTTATTGGCAAAACATTATAGATCAATTTTATAACAAGTATACTAAACTAAAGGAGTGGCATGATGAAATAGTATTTAAAGCAAAACGAGATAGGAAACTTACTATGCCAACAGGTCGTGTGTATTATTACGAACCTGAGGTTACGAGCTATGGGGTTAAATACCCACGAACTAGGATACTTAACTATCCTGTTCAAGGCTTAGGTGCTGACTTAATGTCAATAGCAAGAGTTTCTTTACGTAATAGGTTACTCAACAAAGAAGGTGTTAAACTAATTAATACTGTACATGATTCAATTATACTTGACTTTGATTCTAAAGTATGGGATAATATAAGTATAGTTAAAATTGTTGAGAAATGTTTTAACGATGTACCTGATAACTTTGAAAAGTTATTTGGACATAAGTTCAACTTACCCATGAGAGTCGAATGTGAAGTCGGTGAAACATGGGGCAATATGGAGATAGTTAATGTTAATTAATATTATTGATGTAGCACAACCACAAACAAGTACTAACCGTAACGGTAGACAATACCAGTCATTAGAAGTCACCTATAAAGATGATCAAGGTAGAGTCAGTAGCAAAAAACTAATGTCATTCTCTAATCCAGAAGTGTTTAGAACAGCACAGACCTGGGAGAAAGGTGATGAAATAAACATTGCTATGGAGAAAGACGATGCTGGTTACTGGAACTGGACTGCGGTATTAGCAGCTGGAGAGGTGGCGCCTGCGCCTACAAACCAAAGCGTAGCGACATCCTCGACAGGTGATAGTAAAGCTAAAACAACTAAAGTAACTGGTAGTAACTACGAGACTAAAGAAGAACGTGCTTTACGACAATTAATGATTGTAAGACAAAGCTCTTTATCTAATGCAGTAGCTACACTAGCAACACATGGTAAACCATTATCAAGTGCAGATGTTGTAGCTCTAGCTAAACAATATGAAAGATTTGTAATGGAGGGTAACTCCTCCACTGCAAATGCTATCGATGACCTAACTGGAGACATTCCTTACTAATATGGAAGCTTTAATTGACCAAGATTTAGTATGCTTTCGATGCGCAGCAAGCGCAGAGAATGATGACTTAGGTATAGCTATATACAGAGCTAACGAACTGTTTGATCAGATCCTTGAAAAGACAGGAGCTAGCTCTTATAAAGCTTTCTTAACAGGTACTAATAACTTTAGAAAACAAATATACCCTGAGTATAAAGCTAACAGAACAGCTCCAAAGCCTAAGCATCTTGATGACTTAAGAGCTTGGAGTGTGTCTGAACTTAATGCAGAGGTAGCAGATGAAGGTTTAGAAGCAGATGATATGCTTGGAATCTATCAAACAGATGACACAATCATATGCAGTCTAGACAAAGACTTGTTACAAATACCTGGTAAACACTTCTCTTGGGAAATTAATGGTAAAGGTTGGACAAGACCTGATACTTTTGTTGAACAAACAGAACTAGAAGGTCTTCGTCTATTTTATGAACAGTGTATTAAAGGAGATAGAAGTGACAATATTAAAGGCATTGAAGGCTTGGGTGAGAAGAAAGCAAGAGTCTTACTGGAACCTGCTCAAACAGAACAAGAGATGTTGCAAGTAGTTCTGAATGCTTATGGTAATGAAGAAGAGTTTTTAATGAATGCTAGCTGTCTATGGATTCTTCGTAATGATAGACTAAAATATAAAGAACGATATGCCAGCATTTAAAAGTAAGTTTGAAGCAGCTGTATGGAAAGAGCTGCGCAAACATTATAATTCGTGTCAATACGAACCAGATAAACATGAGTATATACAACCAGTAATACATCGTAAGTATATACCAGATTTTAAAATGGCTCGTAATGTATACATAGAAGCTAAAGGTAAGTTAGATTTAGCAACAAGGCAAAAGATGGTATGGTTTAAAGAATCCAACCCACATATAACCATTATCTTTTTATTTATGAACGCTGACAATAAGATAACTAAACGCAGTAAAACAACCTACGGTGAATGGGCTACTAAGAATGGTTTCTTATGGTTAGATTATAGGAGTGATTGGATAAATGATTATAAAAAACTTAAGAAAAAATGAGGATGGTTCTTATGATTTTGATTTCAGTGTAGATAATTTAGAAGCTGAGTTCTTAATGGATCATGCTATTAAAGATCTAATTAGAGCAGGCATTATTAAAATAAATGAAGAAGATACCGAACTAGAAGTACGAGGTATGGAACAGAACGAAGGGACGTTACAATGAAACACTTAGTTATACCAGATTGCCAGGTCAAGCCTGGTGTATCTGTTAAATATTTAGAAAATATAGGTAAGTACATAGCAGAAAAACAACCTGAAGTTATAATATGTATAGGTGATTTTGCTGATATGCCTAGCTTATCAAGCTATGATGTAGGTAAAAAAGCTTTTGAAGGACGTACATATAAAGCAGACATACGAGCAGCACATAAAGGTATGGATGCATTACTAGGACCAATTCATAAACTTCAAGCTAGACAAGCTAAGCTTAGAAAGAAACAATATAAACCTCGTATGATACTTACATTAGGTAACCATGAGGATAGGATAGATCGAGCTGTAAACAACGATCGTAAATTAGAAGAACTAATTAGTATTAAGGATTTAAATTATGAACAGTATGGTTGGGAAGTATATGATTATCTTGACGTGGTTGTGGTTGATGGGATTGCTTACTCTCACTATTTTGCGAGTGGTGTCATGGGCAGACCAGTCACATCTGCTTCTGCTTTACTCAATAGAAAACACATGTCATGTTTCGCAGGACATCAACAAGGAAGGCAGATTGCATACGCTAGACGTGCAGATGGACGAGAGATTACTGCTATCATAGCAGGTAGTTGCTATGAACACAACGAAGACTACTTAAATCATCAAGGTAATCAACACTGGAGAGGCTTCTATGTATTACATGAAGTAAAAGATGGAGCGTTTGATGAGATGGCAGTCTCATTAAATTATGTAAATAGTAAATATGGGGTTGACAAACGTGCGAAAAGATGATATACTAATACAACAAGCTAGTAAAAAACAAGTTAATGGTTCTCACTACAAAGACTTTGTAATACAACCAGTAGAGTTTATTCATGCTAACAACATAGGATACTTAGAAGGTAATGTAATTAAGTATGTATGTAGATGGAAGAACAAAAACGGATTAGAAGATTTAGATAAAGCAATACATTATCTAGAATTATTAAAGGAATTATATCATGACTCAATTTGAACAACCTAAATTTAATTCTAAATCTAATACTAAAAAGTATGAAGATAACTATGATAGGATCTTTAAAAAGAAAACGAAAGATACTAAAAAGGTGGAGAAGAAATAATGGCATTAACGTTTTCAGAGCTTATAGAAGAGCTTTATAATGTTGACGAGATAACTCTGTTAGAAGTATTAGGCATTACATCAGAGGAACTAGTTAATAAATTTATAGATAAGGTCGAGGAGCATCAAGAAGATCTCCGAGAATTAATAGAAGATACTAAAGAAGGGTTTGATTTTTATGACTACGACGATAAGGAATGAGTTACCTACACTATACCAACAAGTAATACATTCATCAAGATACGCAAGATATATACCAGAAAAAAATAGAAGAGAAACATGGGAAGAAACAGTTGACAGACTAGTAACTTACCTAAAAACTAAAACACCTACACTAGAAAAAGACATTGAAGAACTGCGTGAAGCAGTACTTAAACTAGAAGTAATGCCTTCAATGAGGCTATTAATGACAGCTGGTGAGGCATGTGAACGAGACAATATAGCAGCATATAACTGTAGTTATCTAGCTGTAAATAATAAACGTGCTTTTAGTGAAGCACTATATATCTTAATGAATGGTACAGGTGTAGGATTTTCTTGTGAACGACAAGATATTAATAAACTACCTAGTGTACCTAATGAAATTATTTTATGTGATGATGTCATAGTCGTAGAAGACAGCAAGTTAGGATGGGCTAAAGCCTTTAAGAAACTCATCTCTCATTTATATGAAGGTGATATACCTAACTTTGATTTTTCTAAGGTAAGACCTGCAGGCTCTAGACTCAAGACCTTTGGAGGAAGAGCAAGTGGACCTGACCCATTGAAAAAACTATTTGATTTTGTAATAGAAACTTTCAAGCAGGCAGAAGGACGTAAGCTATCTTCGATCGAAGTGCATGACATCATGTGTATGATAGGACAGATCGTTGTAGTAGGTGGAGTACGACGATCTGCTCTTATCTCTTTATCTAACTTAACTGATCGCAGAATGCGAGAAGCTAAAATGGGAGCATGGTATAATGACAATCCGCACAGAGGTCTTGCAAATAACTCCGTTGCCTACACAGAAACACCTGACAGTGAGACTTTCATGGAAGAATGGTTATCTCTGGTCAAGTCTAAATCAGGTGAGCGAGGA